GTCAGGACTTAACAAGCGACGACCCAAACGATCAAGGATCGAGTCAACCGATATAGTCTCACCGACAAGTCTAAAGCAACGTTGATGAAGCAAAGACCGCCAGAGCCACTTTTGGAGTGGCTTCAGTATGGACTGCTTGAAGGCAGAACATATGGTAATAGGGCGGGTCTTAAGAGCTTCGGACAGCGTCGCAAACTTTGTTGGGTTCTCGTCATGTTTCAGAGAGAGCTCAAGCAAAGTGTCGGCGAACTGGGCCCGCTTAACGTCTAGTGGAGTGACATCAGCCACACCGGAAAAGACGCCGTAGCGGGTTTCATCGGAAGGAAACCCATCCCTCATAGTAAGGAGGTCAACGGGTTCTCGAGATCGAATGGAACGCAAAAGATCACGCGCAGACACGAGGTCGCGCGAAGCGGTAAACCGGACAGAGGACCGGTCCTGCGCAAGGGGAAATTCTGTATTTTCGGCAGGGGGGGCTGGAACGGCGGCAGGAGTTACATCGCCGTCGAAAAGCTCCTCCCAAGTATCCGGAACGGCGAGTGTTGAGCGGTGCTCGAACTCGCGGGGTATGGGCCGGGATCCGTTTTGTGGTGAGTGATAATAGTCAAACCATTTATCATGTTCCATGCGCTTCGATTCATTCTGCGCCTGGAGTTCTGATTTCCAGTTGAAGATAGGAACTGGAACATCCACGGGTACGTCGCGTGGCACTTTGGTGGAGAGTGCGCCAGCGGCGCCACCGGAAAACGCGCTACGTTCAAAGCACGCCGAGGTGGTGGGCATCCCAATGGAACGCCGTGTATACTCGTGGGTGAATGGCTCAATGTCACCACGCGTGAAAATTTCACGCACCGTACGAACAATTTCAAGTCGAAGGGCCTCCTTGGAGGGATAAGGAAGGTTGGAAGAGAATTCTGTAGCATCCCATGAAATACGGGTGCGAATCTCTTTTGGGGGAGGGGGCGGAGGAGTCGTAAGCTTCTTGAAAGAAGCAAGCGTATCCTTCGCACACCAAAACCAACCCGGTCTAGGAAGACCGGCCTTCAGCTGAAGTACGGAAAAACGGAAGCTGGCGGAAGTTTTTGCTAACCTACGGGCAAACCGACCAGGTCGCCCACCCAGAATGAAGAAGGGTGAGTCGGAGGTTGGTAAGCCCTGGGGCAACGGAGGAAGAGGTTGTCCCGAGTAGGCGCTGAAGAAAGCCGCCAGTTTATACTTGAAAACCTGGATCCAAGAAAGGGACGTCGACATATCGATTGATCGACGCCAGTAGTCAACGGCGTTGTTAACAGCACGCTGATCTGCCTTTCCAGGTTTATAGCCGAAAATGACCAATAAGTTTAAAAAGGTCAAAGCTGAATCTCGGAGGGTTACCAGTGAAGGATCTGGAACTTTCGAGACCACCGGGGGCGCTGAAGGGATAGCGCCGCTCCGTGAGGGACGAACAGTAAACTGTCGTTTCCCACGGAGTTTGGAACCGGTGGGAGCGGGTTTTTGACTAGAAGATGTCAAGGACTCTGCTACCATTGAGCGGGGCATAATATGCCTCGGATGCGAATATAAC